TTTCAACAATGGTCTAATTTAATAGAAAATCCCGAAGCACAAGATTCTAAAGAGGGGGAACTTCCTGGAACATATTTTATTTCACAGTTAAGTTATGAAGCACTACCACCACACATGGTAGATCAGGGAGCTATTCAAGTAGCCCAAAGTGGCGGCAGCTCTCACCACTCGTTTCTTCGTGAGTATTGCGCGCGTTTTATTGATGGCGGAGATAGTTATTTTTCTCCTAAAAAGATGCACTCATGTACAATTCCAGATGGTGAATATCCAACTACAAAAGTTATCGGAGATACTGATAAGAAATATATACTATCAATCGATCCCAACTTTAGCTCATCTAAAACTGCCGACTATTTTGCAATGAGTGTTATTGAGTTGGACGAAGAAAAAAAACAGGGTATTCTTGTTCATGGATATCAAGCGGCAGGGTCTTCGCTACAGGATCACATTAAGTATTTTTATTATTTATATAAAAACTTTAATATTAATTTAATTGTAATCGATCATGCTGGTGCAGATACTTTTATAGATGCAGTTAATAATTCTGAATATATGAAAGCTGCTAATCGTAAAATTGGTTTTATAGACTTTGATTCAGATAAGGAGAATGAAGATTATTCATCTATGGTAAAAGACTGCGCACGTCAGTATAATAAAGACTTTGGAAATATTTGCGTTAAACAATTTTTTACTTCGGCATTTTTAGGTAGGGCTAACTCATATTTACAAACTTGTATTGACCATAAAAAGATTTGGTTCGCATCGCGCGCTAGTAACCATCCAGATATTCTTGAGAATATTTTTTCAATGAATCTTCCAATGGAGTACATTTACCCAAGAGGTATTGGTGAAAAAGCTGATAATGAATATGAAACAAAGAAATTAACAGTTAGAGAATTCATAGAACAACAGGATTTTATTGTACAAGATACTAAAGACCAGTGTGCCAATGTAGAAGTTTCAACTACTTCAAGGGGTACTCAGAGTTTTGATTTACCATCCCATTTAAGAAAATCAACTAGCATTAATCGCGCTAGAAAAGATAATTATACAACACTTATGTTAGCAAATTGGGGTCTTAAAATTTATTTTGATTTAATGGCTCCAGAGAATTTCGCCAAAAAAAGTGTACAATTCGTAGCAGAACTTATCTAATAAATAAGATTTTGGTGTAATAAACTATTATAATTAATTATGGCCAGCACTAAAAATGTAAAATTTCCAGAACCACAGGTAGTTGAAGGTTCAGTAAAATATCAAAATTCTATTGAAATAAAAGCCAGCCGTGCAGATTCTACCACTTCTATGAGAAGAAATAGGGCTGCTACCATTTCAAGAACTGATAAATATTCTAATATTGAAGGCGGGGTAATTCCATTTACTTATGGTGGTGGACATGGTAGATATACTTCAAATATTAGTATTCGTGATACTATTATTCTTTGTCAAAAAGCGTATTATAATTTTTCAATTTTTAGAAATACTATTGATTTAATGACAGAGTTTAGTTGCTCACCTATTTATTTTACTGGTGGAAATGAACAATCTCGTAAGTTTTTTCAAGCTTGGGGTGATAGAGTAAATTTATGGAAATTAGAAGATATGTTCTTCCGCGAATTTTATAGAAGTGGTAACGTATTTTTATATAAATTAAACGCTGAATTTACAAAGCAAGATATGCGTGTTATTTCGGATCTTATTACTACAGAAGCGCGCACTGGTGAAGTTCCTATTCGTTATATAGTTTTAAATCCTGCTGATATTCAAGCAATTGGATCTGCATCATTTGTTAGTCCTAAATATATTAAAATATTGAACGACTTTGAAATGCAAGTTTTAACCAATCCTAGTTCGGAACAAGATAAAGCATTATCAATGAGGGTTAAAAACATTAAAGATTTGCAGGATAAAACCAATATTAGTATGAGTAATCAATATATGGTTTTTGAATTAGAGCCAGAAAAGTTTGTACCTATTTTTTATAAAAAACAAGATTACGAGCCGTTTGCCATTCCAATGGGATTTCCAGTATTGGAAGACATTAATTGGAAGCAAGAATTAAAAAATATGGATATGGCAATTAGCCGTACAATTCAACAAACAGTGCTTCTTGTAACAATGGGCAATGATGAGATTGGTATGCCAACAAAAGATCAAATTAGTACTTTAAGAAAAATTTTCGAAAATGAAAGTGTTGGACGTATTCTTGTAACCGATTACACTACTAATATTAAATTTATTATTCCAGAAATTGGACAAATTCTTGACCCTAGAAAGTATGAAGTCGTAGATCGTGATATTCGTTATGGTCTTAATAACGTACTTTTTGGTGAAGAAAAATATGCAAATACAAGCACAAAAATTGAAGTATTTCTTTCGCGTTTAAAACATGCACGCGAAACATTCATGAATGACTTTTTAATTCCAGAGATGAAAAAAATCTCTAAAGACTTGGGCTTTAAAAGCACGCCAATTCCAAGATTTAAAGACGCTGATTTTAAAAATGATATTAATCTCGCACGTGTATATTCTAGACTTATTGAACTTGGCGTTCTTACGGCTGAAGAAGGACTTACGGCAATTGATACTGGGCGGTTACCCCTTAAAGAAGAAAGTATTAAGTCTCAAAAAGAATTTCTTAAGTTACAAGATGAGGATGGTTTATATCGTCCACTTTTAAATAAACCGCAAATTGGTGGTGCACCGACTGGTCGTCCAGCTGGAACAAGCGCGCCACAAACAAGCAAATCTCCAGGAAAAATTGGCGTGAAGGCTAGTGAAGCTAAACCCAAAATAAATCCAGATCTCGTTGCTAAAAATTTAATTAAATTTGACCAACTCGTAGAGTCCGTTGGCGCGTTCTTAAAAGAAAAATATAATAGAAAAAATCTTTCTAAAGAGCAAAAAGAAATTATTAAAACTGTAGCGGAAACAATTGCTACGAATGAGAATCCAAAAGATTGGACGAATAAAATTGAAAATTATATTAGCAAGCCAGTAGAAATAACTGTAAATATGAATGAAATTCAAGCGATTGCTGAAGAGTATGGTATTGACTATAAAACAGCAGTTCTTCTTTATCACAGTAGAATTGAATAAATATGGCTAAAAGTTTAATACGTAAAAATCAATTAAGTACAGATATTGCCGATCTTGTTGGACAATATGGCAGTGGATTTTTTATATCTGCATCACAAACTGGAACTTTTACGGCGACTTTAACTGGCGCAAATGTTGTATATACAACTGGCAATCAGACGGTTAGTGGATTGAAAAATTTTATTACACGCCCGACTGTAAACGGAAGCGGGGTTCTTTTAATTGGTGAAGCGGCTGGTGGCGGAACTGTTTTAGCTACTGGTGCAAATATTGTTTATACCACTGGAGATCAAATGATTAGTGGAGTGAAAACTTTTGCTAATAGAATAAATACTCAAGAAATTGTTGCTGGAGTTGGTGGGGTTTTATTAATTTCTGGTGATGATTTTGACATTAAAGGAGGAAATTATCTAGCTATAGACTCAAATGATTCTATTGTCTTACGCGCCCAACAGCAAATTCGTATAGTTACAGATTCTAATGAAAATAATTATGATGATTTTATTGGTATACAAATAAATTCTAATACTCTAGGAGGAAAAAATATTGATTTTAGAGGCACTGGATTTTTTTGGAGTGGTATTGATTTAAAAAATAATAAAATATTAAATGCTTCAAATATTATTTACAATACTGGTAATCAAACTATTTCGGGGCTAAAAACATTTTCTACAAGACCCGAGGTTAATGGAACTGGGGTTCTTTTAAGTGGTGATAAGAGCATTGTTTATACCACTGGCGATCAGACTGTTAGTGGTACTAAGACTTTTGCTAATTCTATAAATATATTAGGAAATTTTGATATAAATAATGGTACGTATATTCATTTTGAAAGTGGACAGGTATCTTTTTTACCATCTGAAAATCCATTTACAAATAAAGATTATGATATAAATTTAATGTCATATCCTTATCTTAATAGTTATATATCATTTGGATATGAAACTAATAGAGTCGGAGAGTCAATAAATTCACAAAACTTAGAAAGAGAGTTAAAAATTTGGGAAACTGGTGGTTATTTCGGAAATACTTTAAATAAAATAGCTAGATTTGGTGCAAGTGGAATTCTTCTTGCCGAGGGATATAGTAATAGAGTTGGTATCGGAACTTTATTTCCACAAGAAAAAGTACATATTAGTGGTGGAAATTTACGTGTCGATGGAGGCGCAAGTTTTTCAAATCGACCTACAGTTAATGGTGTTGGCGTTCTTTTAGTTGGTGAGGCCGCTGGCGGTTCGGTAAGTGGTGTTGTTTATACCACTGGAAATCAAACAATCAGCGGAACTAAAACTTTCGTATCTAATACCGTTCTTTATTCTGGCGTTAACGTTAATTTTAATACTGATACTAATGTAAAATTTTCTGGGAATGTAACATTTAGTAATGATCGTGTTTGGGAAACAGGTCTAGTATTAGGCACTAATAAATATACTATTCCATACAGTGGTGGAAGTTTCTCTAAAGTACCAAAAATATTTACAAACTTAGACGTAACTGGTTCTACTGTATTTAATTATAATATCACAGGGCGCACTGTAAACAGTTTTGGATTATTATTTTCGACTACTCTTACTGAAAATGCCACATTAATGATACGTGCGACGGTATAAGTCTTATTAATTAAATTTATCTATTCACGTTATTTAAAGTGTAATTATAGGATAATTGTATGAATCCTGCCATTTATAACTTACCAACTGGATACCGTGGCGACACTTATGGGCCTATTATTTTTCGTTTTTATAATAGTTCTGGTAGTGGTATCAATTTAAGTGGAGTCGCTGGCGCTTTACAGGTAAGAGAAGGGCAAAATCTACCTATTTTAGTACAATGGCTTACAACGGATAATTCAATGAGTATTACTGGAAATGTTGTCACACTTCTTCCAAAATCTGGAAGTTGTATGCGCATGATGCCAGGAAATTATTCATATGATTTACAATTAATTTCTGGCGCTTCAATTCGAACATATTTAAAAGGAAACTTTCCAATAGAGAGTGATATAACAGAAATTTAATATGTCAGATGATATTTATATTAATATAGACGATGAGCAGCCTCAACCAGTTGATATAGTTCAAGTTGAGTTTGATAAGCAGGATGTTTATATAGATGTTCAGCAGGATTACGCGCCAGTAATAGCTGTTAATGGGAAAGTTGGATATGTTACAATTGATAAATCGGACATTGGCCTAAGTAATGTAGAAAATGTTAGCATTACTGGCACGAGTGGAGTTTTACAAACACAAATTAATAATATAAATTCAAGTGGATTTATCACTGGAATAGCAAATATAGTTTATACGACTGGAAATCAAACCGTCGCTGGATTAAAAAATTTTACAACACGTCCACAAGTTAATGGAACTGGAGTGCTTTTAAGTGGGGAAATTCCTAATTTACCAAATACAATTGTTTATATTACTGGTAATCAAACTATTAGCGGTCATAAATCATTTCGTTATAAAGTTAATGGCGGATCTTTTGACATCGACAGTGAATCTAATGACCAATCAAAAGGTTGGGTATATATTGATAAAGACGGTAATAGTTTTGGATATGATGGAAATTCAATTGTTTTAGATTCTTTGGGTGTTACAACTTATGGAAGCCCTTATTTTAATGATGGTAATATAAATTTGCTATCCATTCCAGAGGGTATTTTTTATAAAATTGAGGCTGGAGATGGAAGTATTAATTTCATAAATCCATTAAATGGACATACAATTTTTTTAAATTTTTATGATACAAATTCTATATATGAAAATATAGCGTTTAATTCACAAGTAGTTCTCTTAGATGGAAATCAAACAATTAGTGGCGTAAAAACTTTCGCATCACGCCCGACAGTCAATGGAACGGGCGTTCTTTTGAGTGGCGAAGCTTCGGCAATAACTTTACCGACTACAATTGTATATACGACTGGTGATCAAACTATTAGCGGAGTTAAAACTTTTATAGATAATACCGCGTTTCTGTCTGGAATTAATATTGGTAGTTATGAACAAACGATCTCTCCAGTTATAAAAATGTATGACGGTGCGAATAGTACTTATAATGAATTAACTTGGGAAGATAACATTTTAACTTTTAGAAATTATCCTGATGGTGGTGGCAATCCAGGCGGTAACTCACAACTTACATTTAATTTTACAGCTATTGAGAGTGACGGTATTAGAACAATAGCTGTAGACGAACGTGTAGTTCATAATTTCGGTGATGAGACAATTAGCGGTACCAAATCTTTTTCGGGGGTCGTAAATATAAATAGCGGCATATTCTTAACACGCCCGACTGTAAACGGAACGGGCGTTCTTTTAAGCGGTGAAGCCGCGAGTTTACCGACTACGATTGTTTATACGACTGGTAACCAGACTATAAGTGGAATTAAAACTTTTGCAACTGGTATTGATATTGTTAATGGAATAAACGCGCAAAGTTTACGTGTGTTTAATGCAACTGGAACAAATAGCGGCGAGTTTGGAGTGTTCGGATGGCAAGTTACTGGAACTGGTCAGCCAAATGCGCTTGTTATTGGCGCACAGGCATCTCAAAGTGGCACGCTGAGAGATGTAGTAATAACTGGGAAAACTATAACACTTGCTCCAACTGGAATAGTTGATAGTCTTATAGTTAATAAAATACGTTTTACTAATTCAAGCGGTCCACTTATAGATTTAGCTAATAGTACTACTATAGCTTTAAGAAATGTAGTTATTGGGTGGGATCAAAATCCAGTTGCTATTGGCGCTCAAGATTTATTTATTACCAGAGACTCCGCGGGGACCCTCGCCCAACGCAATGGGCTAAACCCCCAACAATTCCGCGTTTATAACTATACAGGTACAAATAGCGGCGAGTTTGGAAAAATCGGATGGTCGGGTAACGTGCTTCAAATTGGAACTGAGGGTGGCGGGTCTGGAAGCAACTCTCGAGAGATGCGATTTTTTATAGGCGCATCAGAAGCCATGAGAATACAGAATGGAGCAGTTGCTGTAAAATTTGAAAACTTTTACATAAATAATGCACTCATTAGCTGTTCAAATAATTCATCAGATGAGAACGGTAAATCGATTGGTCTACGACCATTTTCAGATGGAAACGTTATTATTCAAAATGGATTGTTTAAGTTTCATGGCACAACTAGTTCCTTTCCAGCCATCAAACGCAGTGGTCAAAATTTACAATTTCGCCTTGCAGACGACTCCAACTTTACAAACGTAGAAGCCAATAAATTCATTGCATATAGCGGAACAGATATATACTTTAGCGGCACGACTGGAACTGGCGCAAGCGGATCTAGTGTTGGCGTTCTGGTTTCTGGCCTTTGGAATAATACTGGCCAAACTTACACTGGGATTCGTTATAACGTAACATTAGATAGCGGCGCGAGCGGACTGGTCCCTAATACAACAAACAGTTTGTTGAACCTAGCCGTTAATAATACTGGCGTGTTTAACGTCAATAGTAAGGGGCAGGTTTTAATACAGCAGTTGGCTGTGGCGACAGCGTATGATAACGCTTTTGAAGTAAAAAGAGGTAGTACTAGTTATTTTAGTATAAGAGATGATGGGGCTTTATCAGTTCCAAATAGTATATTTTTAGGTAATTCTACTAATGGAAGTATAGGACTATTTGGTTATAATACTCCAAATGTAATTGTTAGCAAAAATGGTTTTTTTGGTATTAGTAATACAAATGATGGAATTAATTACTCAAATGAACACACCGTTCGTCTTTATCGCGGCGCGGATTTTGTATTAGATTTAAGAAACGCCACATATCCAACAAGCGGCCATCAATTTAGAGTATTTAATGGGACTGGAACAAACAGCGGTGAGTTTGGAATGTTTGGATGGCAGGTTACAGGAGGAACTGGTGACGCACCAAATGCTCTCGTAATCGGCGCACAGGCATCTCAAAGCGGCACTGTAAGAGACGTTGTCTTAAATGCAAGAAATACAATAATTCCAACAGGAAACTTATACATTGGCACTCCTAATTCTGGAACAAGTCGTATTTATTTAGCAAATCCTTCGTACGCCAATAGTTATTATAATATAACCCCGAATCAATTCAATCTAAGTATCGGTAACCAAAATGGAACAACTATAACAATTGATTCTAATTTTGTTTCTTTAAATAGTAATTTAAGTATTAATGGTGCGGGATATTTAAATTCTGAAAGCTCGAATGGATTTATTAGTTTAAGAGATGGTTATAGTAGTAATAATACCATTGGTACAAACAATCAAGGTTTTAATATTTATAAAGTATATTCTGGAGCAGCAAACCGTGAATTTTTAACACTCGGTTGGACTGGTTTTACTGGAATTATCGGTACTAGAATTGGTACAAGCGGTACTTTAAGAGACTTAATAATAACTGGCGCGAATATATATATTAATACGTCTGGAACAACTACTTTTAGTAGTCGTCCAACTGTCAATGGAACAGGCGTTCTTTTAAGCGGTGAAGCCGCGAGTTTACCGACGACGATTGTTTATACGACTGGCAATCAAACAAT